TGTCCCAATCCGCATAAAATCGAGGGGTTCCTGTGGTAGCAGGGTTAGGAGTAAAATCTTGTAGGGCTGTAACGTTTTTGTACAAAAGAAACTCTTTGCTGGATGAATTAATCACGCTTAAAGAGTTTTGAGATAAAAAGTCTGCCGGCTTAGATAGGTATTGGTTTCCAGCCGTAGCAGAACCTTGAGCGGCCTTACGAAAGACATCTAACTGAGTTTCTTTAAGAATACGCTCTTCTGCGTTCAAAATAAAACGAGACAACTGACTAACAAACGTGGATTCAGTGTTTTGTGTGTAATCCTGTATAGCTGTCTTCAAAGTTGTAAAAGTATACGCCATATCATGCACTCACC